CGGATCTTGACTTGCTGATTGGTATCCTTCCACCATTTTTGGAGGCGCATGGTCATCAACTGCGTGACTTCTTCCCCTGCGCCAGACAGATCAACCACCTCACCAACAGGCGCTTTGGCCGTGATGTTGCTTATGGTCCTCTCAATGTTGGCGAAAAACAGGTTAACCAGCATAGCAGCACGTCCATAATTCCGCGTACCGTACCCGCTACTTTGCTTACGACGGTTGTCATAACCACGATATAACGCGTAATTTGCCAGAAAATCGTCAGGCTTTCCCAGGCGGTCTTTCTCGATTCTGGCGATGTCGAACAACTGCGCGGCGAACTCGGCAACATCTTTGTGTTTTGCCGGAGGTATGTTTGTCAGTGACCAGTTATCTGTCTTCATTTTTTTTCGACCCCAAAAAACAAAAAAGCCCGAACCACCGGACTAATCCGATGATTCGGGCTTCGAGCTGTTCCTGAGTTATCTCAGGAGGCTATCTGTAACCGAATTTGGTTAATTAAATTTTAAATCTTCCCTCTTTCCTTACGCTCAATATAAATGTCGCCCAATCCACCCTGGTTTGCGTTCAACTCTATGGACATTTCCAGTTTCCCGGATGGCTTGGCTTTTAACCAGCTATCAATATGCGATATCAGCATTGTAGCGGCATTTGCAATCTTAGCCTGGTTTTTGTCGATCAATGTATATCTGATGACCGTATCAATCATTATTCACAATCCCAGGACATTTCCGGCAGTGGTTAACGAATCCGGACCTGTTTTTAAATTCACCCTCCACCTTCCCGCACTTGGGGCAGGGCTCCATATAAATATCCTTCTCCGTCTCGACCGCCGGCATCTGCTCAACAATCTCAGGCTCACCCAACAACGTGAAATGACCTGACGGGGCCAGCGGATAATTACACAGCGGGCAAAATATCTCAGAGCATTGAGTCGCGATCGTCCATGCCATAACCTGGCCCCAACCCCTTGATTTATAAGGCTCGGCAATTTCCAGCATCGAACCATTGGGCCTTCCGCCAGGATTAAATTTCTCAGTCGTTGTGGCGACAATCTGTTTACAGCTTGGGCATTGGATTCTCATTTAGCGATTCTCTCCTTAAATGCACTGACCCTGCTTAAAATCCGTTGAACATTGACGTCCGCTATAGGCTCGTCTTTAATCTCAACGTCTTCCGGCAATGGTATCCGGAAAACCTCGCCCTTAGCTTCGCCTATGAAATTATCATTGATACCCTTGCCTGCCAGCACTCCGCGATGATGCAGCCATCCGCCAGCCAACATAAACAGCATGCCGAATATAACCGATATCGCTACACCGAACCCGATCAGTAATAGACTATGCAGCATGCCGTCTATCCTCCATCCGCCATACATTGGTGGTTGCCTGGTCCATCCACAGGCACCGGCCCAGCAGCGTGTGGACCATGCCGCCTACTGCCATAATCGCCGGATCATCCCGGTTGAACGCAGCAACGCGGTTTTTTAAAACTTCCAGCCCCCCGAAAAAGAAGCGATTGCCATAAATCGCACTCTTTAGGCTCCTCACGTAGTGATCAAACACCTTCGGCACATTCCAATCGTCCGGAGGGTTGATCAGTAAATCATGCTCGGCCTGCTCATTTCTTAATGCGACGACCGTTAAAAACCGTTCCGGATCTCCGTGAAACTCTTGCAACAACTCCCGGCGCTGTCCATATCCCCACTTGTCCCTCAAATCAGAACATGCCTGAATCAGCGTAGGCACATGCTCAGACTGTGCTTCATCCAAAAGGATAAACTTTGCATCAGTTGCCGATATGTGATCAAGTGTATCTGACGGCCTCAAAACGCCTATGATCGCAGCATATCCTGGCTTCACGTTGCCTGAATCCGTAACCTCAGAAGGCCACGCCACACACCCAAACAAATCATGGAACAACCTGCCGGTGATCGTGTCCTCATACCAATACGGGCGCTCAACAAGCGGTTGGCCTGTGACTTCCGCATGATCGAGTCTGGCTTGCATTGTTTCCCAGGCGTAGGGATGTGACACCAATTTAATCCGGGAGCCCATATCAATACCCTTCCGGGAAATCGTTCAAGGCGCAATTGCTGAAGAACCCGCCAGAGTCACCGGCAAATGTCTGACGCAGCGCATCCGCTTTGTTCGGGGATCGGCCCAAAACTTCCTTAATATCATCCTGGCACATGACTTTGATTTTGCCGTTGTGGATCTCGTATGTCGGGGTTGTTAATTCCTCGATCAATTCCTCATCCGGACACAGCATGGCCGTATCGTCCGTGCGTAACCATTCCCGGACCTGCCACCATAGCTGATCTCGCAGTATTCCGAACTCACCCAATTCAGTTTGATAAGTCGGGGATGCAGCAGCCTTGACACTCACAGCGACACATGACAGCCGTTGCATGTGAGGGGCAACGCCAGCACCCACGCCCGTGCCATCCACATAAGCAGATGTAATACCATGGGACTTGTACCAATCCGCTGCCTTGCTGCCTGTCTCAATCGTGTCAATGCCATTCCAGACATCGGCCACCGGCTGGAAATCAGAAATATACCCACCCCACCGGCCACACACCGCATTGTAGTCATCGCCCATTTCCGCACAGTCCACGCCCATAATGCCGGGGATACCGACCGGGGGAGTCTTGCCGTACTGAGCCACATAGATGTCATACCGTGCGCGGGCCTTACTCACCCATTCACGGCTGATCAATTGGTTTGTGCTTTGCGCCGGATACCGGCCAAGAACCATATAGGAGAATGCTGGGTTTGTGACCACGTACCGGCCAGCCACAAGCGCGGGATATTCGCCGGAGCCCTTGCGCTTTGCCGTTTGCCCCACAAGGAAATCCGGAAGTGTGAACACCAATTCCTTTTCAACCTTCTCGCCCTCAACAATTGGCCTTGACCATTCGTTTATCCGGCGAACCGTTGTTTCACGGTCCACCGCGCCTGGGATAATATCGTTCCCGGTAATAACATTTGGATGATTGAACGCAGACAAATGAACAACATTGGCCTGATTATCCCGAATCATGCGATACACAGCGCCGGAGGCTTGCCGGGGGTTAAACATGATCAGCATTCTGAAATGACCACCAGACATACAGGATTCAGCGCCGCGATAGGGAGGATCAGGGACCGCATCACCCTCGTCAAAAATAAACAGCATGTGTTCCTGATGTTTCCCGGAGAACCGTGCCTCTCGGTCTTTGTCCGTGCCGACTGATGGTATTGACACAGCCGTCAAGAACTGTTCTGGGCCTCGCTCGATGTGCATTGACGTTAAGGTGTCGTCTTTAAACAGGTCAGGGTTTTTGTGGGTGACACTGCCGATTTCACCCCATAATAGCTTTTTGAGATTGTCAAAGGGTGGAGCCGCAGCCGTAAAGACTTTGCACTCCTGAAATGCTTTGTAAAACCAGATTGCGGCCCGCGCCGCTCCATGGGTCTTGCCTGTGGCATTGGCTGATATGGCAACCGTGACCATGTTATCGCGCACGGATTCAAGCATCGACACAACGTCGGGCGTTAACTGCTCATTGAGAACGTGCTCACAAAACCCCACAGGGTCGGCTTGGTATTTGGTGTAATCGGATGATTGGGCAAGGGTTTGAAGAAACTCAGGGGATAATTGAGAAAACAGGTCGGCAGCTATTTTTTGATTTTGAGCTATTTTTTGTTGTTGCATACAGCCTGCTTTGCCATATCAACCAGTCTGTTTTTAATGTCTGCCGCCATTTCTGGGGGCATGGACGCCAGTATTAAGTTTAATGTTTCCTCGTTTACCCCCCGCTTATTATCTTCCGCGTACAATCCAAAATGCTTCGCCAATTTATCAAGTGCCTGGCCCTTATCCCAAATCTTGACTTTTTTAATTGTCTCTACCTGCCGGTCTTCTCCGGAGCCGGAAAACGACTGAGAAACATCGATTCCGCCGATACATGCAGCAGTATCATCGTCGAGGTCTTGAATTGGGATTAATGATCCATCGGAATTGAATAATTTTTTGGCGTTAAACTTGGCTAATTTATGGATTTCTTTCAGGGTCCAGTCGGCTGTAATTTCCGTTCTGGCCTGTTGTTTTTGAAGGGCTTCTTGAATTGCTGCCTGTATCTCAGGTTTTCTCAGTAAATCATACCCAATAGCATCGGCTCTTTTTGCTGAGTACCCGGCTCGAATAGTGGCCTGCGTTGCGTTATGGTCAACCAAATATTCATCAACAAAACGCTGTTGTTTTGATGTGAATTTGCCGACTTTTGCCATTCATGCCCCAATCTGTGGAGTTAAAGCCCCGAGATGGGGCTATTTTGCCCCACTATAAAACAAGCTGATTTAAAAAGTCAATTTATTTTTTAAACCGGATTGAATTGACACGCCTATTCGACCCTATCAAAAACCATGCCAAATTTTAAACATCAATAAAGATTTATGTTAGATATCTTGGGGGCATTTTTTGACCCTGAGATAAATAATTAAAATTTATTTTCAATTTATTTTTCACCAAATCCACAACCATCATATTTTATTACAAATACATAATTAAAATATTTCTTGACATCATTTTATTATGGGTATATATTAAAATCAAACACAGGGCAATAACGCCCAGGTAACCAAAACGAGAGGAGAAAAAATCATGAAATTATCATCAACTGAAATAACCCCGGAAAACTCAGCCCCGATGGCAGCTATCGAAGGTTATCAAAATGGGTTAGAGTTTGGTTACGACGGGTTAAACATCGTAACTATGTGGGCAGGCAATGCACTGGCCGCGTATAAAATGGGTGTTAAGGTTGGAGCGGCTAAAAAAATAGCTGACGAGGAGGCCGACAATGCCAGCCGGTAGACCACGCCGCACCCAGCCAGATGGCCGTATCCAGGCGACCATCCGGGTTGATGCGGAGACATGGAATGAATTTGTGATCATAGCACGCCGCCGCAGGACTACCGCTACGGCATGGATTAATAAGTTAATTAAAGCCGCCGTTCATGGCGGGAAGGATGGGGGAAAATGATAATTCAAGACATCAATTGTGTTAAAAAATACATAGAAGGCGGGGACGTTAAAGCCTTCCGTACCAAAAAAGAAGCTCTTTTGGCTGGTAAAGATTTTGGATGGAATTCCGCTATCAAAATCATAAACAGGTTTCAAAATTGTTGGATTGTTGGCAAAGAAGATTTTGAACCAACCTATATCGCAGGGTTAAAACATAAAAATTTTAGAATACCTATGCTCCGATGGGAGCGCCGTTCCGATGGAGTTAAGCACTGCCCCGTTTTGCAGGTACAGGTATTTTCAGAATAACCACCCATCCACAATCAAGAGACCGGGTTCCCGCAATGGGTTCCCGGCTTTTTCTTTTTACCCATACATCCCCGTTACTTTTTAATTATCCAGCCCAATTTCGGCCTTTCAGCTCGCCTGTGACCCTATCTCTCATCACAATAAACCCCATCAATAGCCATAGCCGGGATGATGTCGATCTCATGCCGGTACATGGTGATTGGATGACTCTTCCCATCCCATAGGATGCTAATCATTATATCGTCAGCAATCACCCGGCCATGGTGCCCTGATTTTAATCCAAAGAATTGATTCTTTAAAATACAGTTGCAGCCTGTGTGTTCATTTAACATATTTTCACCTGAACAAAATTAATTGACCGGTTAACAACACGATCCCGCGTAACGACCTCCCGGCGTCCATCCGGGTATTCAATTTCGTATCCATCTGGGACCGTGCGGATGAATTTGACGATTATTGACTTATAATTTTGACCGGCCATTTTATTTAAATTCCTCAACGACCCATCCGCCGCCGCCTTTCTTAGTAGCTTTCTTTATGGCCTTGAACTGGAATGGGAAATTATTATTTGCGACTTTTATTTTTACCCTGGCGTCATCTTCCCAAAATCCTTTAACTTCGTGGATCTCAATATACCCTTCGCGGTTCTGAACGATAAAATCCGGTGTATAAAACGTGTTATCAGCGAGTTTGAATTTCAATTTTTCATAATCGAACCAGATGATTTCACCGGCATGTTTTAACATTTCGAGGTGTTGTTCATACTCTTTTTCGAGTTTATTCATACCCTGGTTGCGTGTTCCGTGATTTCCTTTTGCGTATTTTTTGAATTGCATTGGTTTCATCCCGTCAATTTAACAATTCTATTTCAGCAATCGCTTTTGCCAGTTTTGAAATTACCTGCGTTTCTGACATTTCTTTTTCCATCCCCCCCCAACATTGCCTTATTTCGATTTTAAGCCACTATCTTTTTTTAGCCATACCTGCCTATTGCTTTTTTATTTGATGCTAAAATTTGGCCCTTTCCTGTCGCATACTGGCTAATTATTCGTCCACCGGCTCCGCCTCAATGTTTTTTATCCAGTGCCCCAGTAATTGCCGCTGCGCCGGATGCCTCAATCGCTTTGTCCTCAAACTTTGCTTGCCTAAGCAGAAGGGATGTCTTTGCTTCGTTTAATGCAAATAATAAATTTTCTTTTAATTCTGCGTCCATTGCTTCACTTTTACTTGTTGAATTAATTAAATATTAAAATGGTATGTCCGATAAATCATCGTTAAAACCACCACTCTGAGTCGCAGCATCCTGCCCAGGCCCCTGATATGTGTCCTGCCTGGTCGCTACCGGTGGAGTGATGGATTGGTTGCTGTCCTGTTTTTTGCCGCCACCCTGAAAACCAACCTCGTAAGCGATGATCTCGGTTTTATATTTCTTAACCCCGTCTTGTTCCCATTGCTGGTATGAGATTTCCCCCCTTACCTCGATTGCGCTTCCCTTAGTGACATATTGCTGCACCGTCTCAGCAAGTTTTTGGAAACAAACAATATTGTGCCATGACGTTACTTTTTCGCCCTTGACTTTTTTTGTTGTGGCGAGGCTGAATTTGCATATTGCCATTCCGCCCTGTGTAAATAATGTTTCCGGATCTTTGCCGACATTCCCCGATAAAATCGCTATGTTTAGTGACATTTCTTTACCCTTCCTTTTTACATTTTTTAGCCAAAATTCCGGTTACCTGGAAGTACCTATTTAAAAATCAAACTTTGTTGAACTGGCTTAACAAGTTTTTTATGTTTTTTCATATTTTCTTTTGCCCAAAGTGGCTGCAAATTCTCTAAAGCCCAGCACTTCTTAAAATCTTCATCTTCAGGCTTTTCAAAATTAAAAGCAGCAATTGGTGTTTTGTGATCAATATGCCATTTGTCTATATTTCCCCATGCCATACCGGGTTGAAACAGTTTTTCAATGTGCGTGGTTAAATCACCCGCCGTATATCCGACTATTTTTTCCCATTTCCTTGAAGCTTTTATCCCTTTTGTTAAGGCGTTTCTAATCAGCTTGGTATTTTTTTACCTTTGTTTTATTTTTATCTTTCCATTTTTTGTTTGTTTCTTTCGCTTTTTCTGGATTTTCAGCAACCCAATTCCGCGCCCTTTCTCTCGCTGTTTCGGCATTTTTCAAACTATACTCTTTATGATATGCTTTCCGGCAGAAAGAACACCAATTTGACTTATCTTTGAAGTCTGTCTTTGGTTTTTCTTTTTGGCATTTTGTGCATTTTTTTAGGCATATCGAAATAATATGACTTACAATGGGGGCATCTTCTAACATTTTGGCTACGGGGAAACCATTCATGATTACACCTCAAACATTTAATTTTTTTGATATTTGTTTCCATGCCATATATGTACCCCCTATAAGTAATAAATGCAAGGATTATTTTAACTTTTTAGCAATGATGCCTGTAACTTGCATATACCATGATTTATCTTTCAAGAACCCATTTTTAAAACTATCCCGTGATATCTGCTCCATTATTTCACCTGCTTGCATCCCGTAATTGGTCAAAATTTTATAGTGGTCGGTGCCTAGAAGCCCAACAATCCTCCCGGCATCGGTCCTAAATTCAACCACATAATCCTTGGCATCAATATCTGTGTTAATATTTGTGCGCTCATATTGGACTTTGCACCGTTGACGGTCAACGTCGCTTGAGCGCATCCAATCAGATATGGGTTCAAGTTGTGATCCGTTATGAATTTTAAAATGCAATTCATAGCCCTGCAGATTCCTTTGGACATACCGTTTAACCTTGATTATTTTTAGGGCGCATATAACCGAATGGTCCAATGTGGTGATATAATCCACCGCCATGTATAACCTGGCTTTTTCTGCTGTGGCTTGCCCGCCTCTGGCATAATCTGAGTCTGTTTTTTTCTGGATTGCGATCAGCGCAACGCCGTCACCAAGAGCATCGTAAATTTCACGGATATTGGTTGCGATTTTAAAATACTCCCCGTCAACTTCTTCCAGGAAGTCTATGCAGGTAAGGCCATTTTTATTATGATGTTCAACGACTCCATTGAAATCATAGGAACGCTCTGCGGCTTTAACAGATTGCCAATCAGATAGCGGTGTGGATTTAAACTGACGAAGCCGGTCAACATATTCGCCTGAACCCATTTCAGACATTAAATAATATTTTTCATAATTTTGGGTGAGGTTGGCATTAAGAGTATTTAAAATTAATGCTGTTTTCCCGGCGTTGGAACTTCCGGCCATTATGATGACCGCTTTTTTGGGAATGGTGCAAAATCTGTGGAGGTCGAACGGGAGGTTTAAGGCGAACTGCTCTTCTTTTACATCAAGGATGTTAATCAGTGATAAAGAAGCATCGATTACGTTGTATTTGCCCTTTATTCTTTTATCTTTATTAACTAGTTTTTTTTCTACGCACCTGGAGAGGCATTTTGCCCGATTATTCTTGTCATCACGGGTGATCAAACAGAACTCTCTATCTATCTGTTCAGTGGTGAATGAACCTGTTGAATTTGTTATCCATTCGACTATATGAGCGGCTAAATTATACGGCTTTTTTGGGGCATTTTCGGGGGTGTTTCTGCTGACATCCTGCTGACATCCTGCTGACATATCTTGTACTTTGCTGACACCTTCACACTCATTTGACATTGCTGACATTGCTGACATTGCTTCCGTGTCTTCATGGAACACGGAGTCTATATCGCAAAAATATTCATAGGCCTTGCTTTCGTTTTGCCTGTTAGGTTCAACCTGTATCGGTTGCTGTTTACCGTATTCAATCCCATCCCTGACGGTTTTCATTGCTTCGGTAATATTTTTTGCACCTGAATTAGAAACAGCCTTTTCAATTTCCTGCAAAGCGATATCTTCAGAAACAAACTCAGGGATAAAACCTCCAATTAATTTTGACCGCTTTAATCTGGTTTGATGCTGATTCCCTGGCTGACTGTTTTGTATTTCCAGGCAACACGATTCCAGAACCTTTAACCCGTATTTTTCTTTCCATCCGTTGTTGGTAATTACCGGGTTGAAATGGGTTTTTTCTTTCGGTGCTGACGCCCACTGCTGGATGTTGAAATAAAAAGGGGATGGATTAATCCAAAGCTCTGGGTCATGTGAAACAAATGTCAATCGGGAAATGTCTTTGCAGGCAGGGTCAATTTTAATGCCGTAAACTTCTTTAAAATACCGCTCAACTGACGCATACATTTTTTTAATGTCTTCATCCGTTGAAATATTTTCGGCCCGTAAACCGCATTTAAGGCCGTCACCAGATGGCGACCGGAAAACAAACCAAACGGATTCATCCTGGCATAATAAAGAAAATGTTTTTTCAACATCAGGAAGGTGATCGAGATCAGGGATGATAAATCCTGTAGCATTGGTGACTTTTGCGGCCTGCCTTATTTTTTCAAAGTATCCGCAGAATGTGACGGCTGGCAATTTCTTTTTATACTCACGGCGGGCGGCTGGATCTGAAATTTTTCTGGCAGTTTCTATGGCTTGCCGATATTTTGGGCACCGGATATCCTCAAGCACATCTTGCCAGTTGGCTGATGCAATGGGTTCCGGCAAGATTCCACGGTAAACTGAAATTAAATCATTCATTTTTTGCGCCCCCGGTGGCCCTTGCGAATAGTTGGAGAAAATGCGCCAACTTCAAGGCAGGTTTCTTTTACAATAAATGCGCTTTTCCCTGATGTCCCGAATTGTATTCCCCCCCCATACGCAGGATGGCAAGATAAAATCAATTGGCTTTCTGACATACTGTGTAAATCGTGGGTTACTCTGTGCATGGGGAAAATGGCAAAAATAAGAGGCATTATTCTTGAATTACCCAAGAACCTGGAAAGAAAAACAGATTGCCGATATTCCAAAATTTGAGCGAAGATAGGGCCAAGTGCCATATCGCTTTTTTTTATTTCAACGGCAATAGGACCCCATTTCCAACCAGCGATAATGGCTTCTGATGTCGGATGGATGATTCTATCTATCCTGACATTTTGGCCATCACTGTCAATTGCTGTTGGTTTGTCGTCAAACAGTCTCCGGCCTTTAACTTCTTTTTCATTATTAAAATATTTTACAGGCAAGTTTTTGTCAAAAAAAAGCTCTGCCTCTTTTTCTGTTGAGAATCCTTTAAATGTTGTTTGGCCTAATTCGTGCATCAATCGCCCCCTTTTGAGATCAATTTAATTCGATCATTGAGGGCAGACATCACATCATCGTACGTCTCTTTATTTTTCGCAAACTTCCCGAAACAATAAGTTTCTTCCAGCTTCGTTTTTACTTCCTCAAGATTTTTAATCCTCTGTTCAATTGTTGGTAATTCCATGATATCAACTCCTTAAAATGACATCAGAGCGCATGAATGGGTGTGCCAGCACCACGCAACCCCGGAAAGGGATTCCGAGTTGATTCATACGCCCTGATCTGATTTCAAAAATGATTGATTTTTTTGAGCTGGCACTCATAAGATTACTTCCTTTTCCGACCGGCAAGACCGATCCGATTACTCATGATATCTCGTTGATTATATATTTCAAGATAATTGTGAACGCTGTTTATTCCCCATCCCTGCACCGTTCCGCCAACCGCTCAATCTCAATATCCGCAATCCGCCCATTTAGCGCCCAGATCATGTAGTGGTAAACATCCCTGTCTTTCGACAGCTTTCCGGAATGATAGATGGCCTCTAATTTGGCTTTGATCTCGTTCAGGAGGTTGATTCGGTCGGCTGGTGTCCATGTGTTCCTGCTCATGGCTTCCCCCACTCCCCACCGCATTTCGGGCAGTGGAATTTCCCGTCTACGGTTTCAAGTTTTGTCTTACGTGACTTCCCATCTTCCCATCCACAGCAATATGCAGTCGGGCACCTGCCTTTACTCAGCATGATATTCGGATGGTAATTATGCCCGCCCCTGGGCCGGATCTTGGCGCATGATTCATGCAGTCGATTTAAAATGGTCTGATGAGACAACCCGAATGACATCCCAATATCCCGTATTCTTTCGCCAGATTCATAAAGCCGCAAAATCTCAGATAGGTCGGGCTTTGCAATCGGAACTTTTTTTCTTGTAATGCGCTTTATTTTCTTATTGCAGGATCGGCAATAATTATAGACGCCGCCAACGTGGTGCCCCGATGGATAAAAATGCTCGGTTGTCGCCGGTAACCATTTACGGCAATGACTGCACCGCTTTTCAAGGCCGTTGCCTATATCACGGATACATTTAATCTTGTTTGTCTCGTGCCGCCACTGGTCTATCGGTTCTGGCTTTATTCCCATCGCATCAATTCGTTTTTGGCAGTTCAAGCAGGTGTCAGTGTTCTTGTCGCGCGACTCATATTCGCACCCTCGGCATGGTGATTTTGTCATTTGTCCCCCATGCCGATATTGTTTCGCGCCCGAAAATCCATATAAGATTTCATGCGTTCGTTTTGCCGCTTGATTTCTCGGTTTTCAGTTGTGATGTCGTAAATATACCGTGCAACGAAAACACCTACCACCGCCGCGCCCAGGATAATTCCGGCTACCATCCAATATGTTATTTCGCCTTCATTCATGACATAGCTCCTCCTTTGCTCCCAATTGTTGACGAATTGCGTTGATATTTATCCCTGCTGTCTGGGTTCCGCTGGTGACATTTTAGACAATGGGTTTCTAAATATATTCCGTACCTTGGAACGTATCCTGGTATCTCGTTTTTGCCGCAGCATGGACATTTTGATCCTACTGGCATGATTATCCCTTAAAATAGTTTGAGTTGTTTGGTTTCACGTTCCATTCGATTTAAAGCCGCTTTGTAAAAATCTTTCTTAATTTCAAACCCGAATGCGTTTCTGTCGCACTGATTTGCGGCAATCAGGGTTGAAGCACTACCGGCAACCGGGTCAATCACAACGTCAAATGGGTCTGTAAATAACATGATTAACTGTATCAACATACCCACTGGTTTCTGAGTAGGATGGATCTTGATGGACGCGGTGTCTTTCACCCACGGCATAGCGTTAAACACCATCTTGCCTTTATTATTAAATTTTGGCAGTTTATCCCGATATAATAGCAATGCGTATTCACAGTTTCCAACTACCCGCATATTTGCTTTCAATACCTGAGCTGAAAAGTTTTTTATGAAAACAAGGTTGATAAAATTGTTAAGGCCGTATTCTTTGGCCTTTTCTATCAATTCAAATTGCTGTAAAAATTCACAAAACACTATCATGCAAGGGGCCTTGCCTTTTTCTTTAGGTTCCGGCTTTAGCAATTTCGAACAGAAATGGAGAAATTCAGATATCTTAAAGTTTTTGTCTGTGTCAAAAAAATCAGTCCCGGCTAATTCAGATTCACCGTTTGCATTATCTCCGCCGATATACCAGGAAGGGTTTGAACCGTATGCTTTGTTGCCGACATTATAAGGAATATCAGCTATAACCAATTGGGCTTTTGGGATATTGTATTGCTTGTAATTTTGGAAATGATCGTTGAACAGCTTCTGTTCTGCATTTTTCTTTCGTGATTTATAGTCAACTGGCTGATCTATTATTTGTGTGGCAGCTTCCATTAATCCCTCCGTATCCGCTGATAAGTTTCGATGTTTTCAAGAAAACGGATAGCCATAGCGCCGACTTGTGCCGCCGCTTCTATCATGTGCGTTACATGGATATAGTGTTCGTTGTCGTCATAGCAGAAGTCCAAACAGGCTTGCATAAGCTCACCGGCCTCTTCCACCAGAACACCAGCGGCGTGGATCGGATCGTCCGGCCATCGCTGGTGTTTGGAGGATTTGGCATGTTTCAGGGCTTGAGTGATTATTCCGATTGTGTTTGTTTCTGATGGGGTCATCTGACACCACCATCTATATCCGCAATTCGTTTTTGTCCTAAGAAATTTGGGAGCATCAGCCCCTCAGCAAACTTTTCGAGGTCTTGCTTAACAAGCGTAAAGATTGTTTTGTAATGCTCACCTTCTGACATATGCTTTTGGATTGATCGTTCTGCAACGACTTCCGCCATCATCAATTGATTGAGTTCGAGCAAGTCAAGTGTGTCTCGGAGTTTTGGCTTTTTGGCTTCAATGAGTTGCAAACATCGGTAACAGGCTACAGTGATGTGTTTGTAATAAAATTTGGCATTTTCGCTACCCTGGGCAGTGGCGTAATCAACAAAGCCTTTAACAGTGTCCATTGCAGTAAGCCGAATGAGCTTACCTTGTTCTCTTTGAGTAACCCAAACAGCATCGGACTTATTATTTTTTTCAGATAGGATATGTTGTTCCATGACGAAAAAAGCATCAATAAATTTTACTTGCCACTCTAATGCTTTTGCGCCTTTAAATCTCATGGATAAAACAGTAAAGGCCCTTTTGTCCATTATGTAAACTTTAAACTTTTGGGTTCGGTATTCCCTTTCGATTTCTTCAAAATTAAGGGGTTCCTGTAGAGACCCCTTAATTCCAGAAAATTCATCAATTAATTTTTTTATGACCTTTGTGACATGAAGATGTTTATACCCGAATTTTTCAGCCACCATCTGACTGTCACAAAAAACCATGCCCTTTTTTACTTCAACCAATTCTTTCATTTTAATATATCCTTTCAAGGTTAATAAATAATGTCTTTATTTTAGATATATAAAAATAGAAAGTCAAGTGTTTTTGCATTCCCTCAAAATACGGCTTAATCATCCGACAATCCCCTCCCATTTCTCAGCCGCCAACGCCGCCGACCATTCACATGCCGCCGGTGCATCACCGACCCTGGCAAAGTGTTTGTAAATTTCGTTTAACGGTTCGATCAAATTCCGGCAATGGGGCCGCGTGTCGTACAATGCCAGCATGAAATTAATTTTAGTTATGATGTGAAGGGGCTTGCCATCCCACCGGGATATATCCGCAAACCGTGATATGATCTTGTATGCCTCACGTCTATCATCATTTGTAACGGGCAGGATGTGATCTTTGATTGATTTGACTGATTCACGGTGGAGCCGCTTGAGCTGACCCAAAAGTCGGCACGGTTTAAGCTGTGGCGCAACCTGGTCATGCAGGGCCATCGCAAGGGCGATTTCTGCCAGCTTTGTTGATTTGTGGTTCATTCCGTCTCGATCTCCTTCAGCTTCCGCCAGTCGTATTTGGTTTCCATCCGATCCATGACCGTATCAATCATGTTTTCCGCCATGCCGTAATTTCTATCGTTAATCATGTCTTTAATGGTCGATAACCACGTCCGCAGTATTGCCGGGCTGATTCGTTTCGGTGGTTTTTGTTTCATTTCACCACCTTTTTATAAAGGGAATCAATGTCACGTTGGAGCCGCCAACTTGGTTTTTTACCGTCTGCAAGCATCCTAACATACTGCTCCGATATGCCCAATTTAACCGCCAGGCTTGCCGCTGGTTTTGGCCCCTCTTCCATCGTTAATAATTCTTTTATTTTTTCCATTATCCCTCCATAATAAAAAAGGCGTCAAAACCATGTTATGGATTCTGACGCCTTGATTTGCCCAAAAATGGGCGGTTCCTTGCGTTTGATTTTAATTTATCAGGTTTTGGGGTAAAGTCAATATTTTTTTGAAGCAATCAAAAATAATTCTTGACATTGTTTCTTATTGAGAATATTTTGTACTCAACAGATCTGGGCATACCGCCCACCAAGTCACATGCCCGGAAGGGCCAAAGAAAAGGAGAGGGATAATGAAGAAATTATACATTGAATTTTATGACAAAAACATGATTTTCCGGTGCGCTATTGCCACCGGAGAGACCATCCCGGCGGGCGTTATCGCTGGTAAGGGGTGGACCATAAAAACCGTATACAGGTAGGTTGAGCCCTGCCCAGTATGCGGACAGCCGGAACACGCCGGGGATTGCGAATAACATCCCCCGCATTCCCGACCGGACAAAAGGACATGCACGGCAACGATCTATTTACCGGCGATATCGTCCAACTTTGGCATGGAAACTATATCGGGACAGACATTGAAGAATGGATGCCAAATTCAGGGCTTACGGCGATAGTAAGCGACCAGTACACCACATACACAGATGGTAAAATTATCGAAACGAACTCAGAACCGCGCATTTTTACGATGGGAATATGTAACTGTGGTGTCCAAAACAACGAATGGAAAGTATCTTTAGTGAAAAGCCATAAAGACATTATTCCCAAAGAAAGATTTATTTCTTACGGGTTTAATTACAGATAAGGAGGCAATCATGACAACCGCATCAGTATTGAAATTTGCAGAGCAGTTTTATCCGCAAGACACCCACGAAGGCCGGGAAAAGACGCGCCTTTTTTACCAAATCAGCGAGCTGCAAGAACGTGTCCGCAACCTGGAGCGCAAGCTGGCTTATTTCCAGAGCGATGAAGCCATCCAGTCGGCCATCCTTCTTGAACGCCTGTACGAAGAAGAGTGCGACAACATGCCATCCGACGAATACGCCGAAATATGTTCCAGTCTTTACATGAAGGGGCTGGTGACTGTTGATCAGTCCAGAGTCGCACAGGCCAAGGACGCGATTGATCGGCTTGAGAACGGTGAACCGTCCGAATGCTCAGAATGCCACGGATGCGGAGAATATCAGACTGCTACAAAGTGGCATACCTGCCCAGCATGTAAGGGTAGCGGCGAGGACCGGCCACAGGACAACGCGAGGATTTATGAGGATTGCTTATAATGGATACCAAACAACTTATTGAGAGAAAACAAGGTATCGGGGGATCTGATTCAGGGGCGATTCTTGGTGTGTCAAAATGGAAAACGCCCTATCAGGTATGGCTTGAAAAAACATCAGACGAAATCAGCGATTTTGATAATGACGCTATGTTTTGGGGTAGGACATTGGAGCCGGTCGTAAGGCAACGGTATTCAGATGTGACCGGCAGAACGGTTATTGTCCCCAACCCAGGTATTATTCACCCGAAGCACAATTTTATACGTGCATCGCTTGACGGCATAGCAGATGCCCACCGCGTTCTTGAAATTAAAACCGCCAGGTCAGATATCGGATGGGGCGAAGAAGGAAGCGCAGAGATACCGGATGAATACGCTTGTCAGGTTCAGCATTACATGATGGTTACGGGCCTTGTTGTGGCTGACGTAGCGGTTTTAATTGGCGGCTCAGACTTCAGACTTTATGAGGTTCCGGCAGATAAAGAATTACAGGATATTATGATGGAACGGGAGGCAGACTTCTGGCAGATGGTTATCAATCGGACGCCACCGGACCCGGAATCCCTTACCGATTTAATCTTGAAGTTTGGACGGTCTTCAAAACAGGCCATTGTCCAGGCTGATGATTTATCCATTCAGGCAGTCAACCGGCTTAAAGAGATCAAGGCCATTGCCAAAGAAGAGGATGAACTGAAATTCGTTATTATGGCGCACATGATGGAGGCAGACACTTTATCATGCGGTGATCGGATTATCGCCACATGGAAAGCGTCAAACGGTGCAAAGCGGTTCGATTCAAAAGCATTCCAGATAGACCACCCGGAACTTTACGCACAATATTTAAAACAAGGCGATCCAACCCGCCGATTACTTTTAAAATAATAAAATGGAGGCACAAAACATGGAAGCATTACCGAATTATCCGGCAAACAGCGCATTAATGACCACCCCGAAAGCACCGGCAATGGGCGGGGCAATGGTTGAAGTTGAACAGCAACGGGCAATCGCTGAAACCCAGGGGGCCATGATCATTGCAAAGCGTTTCCCCAGGAATCAGATTGAAGCCACAGACCGCATTGAACAGGCTTGCAGTCGCCCAGGTTTAGCCGAAACAGCCCTTTATTCTTATGCAAGGGGCGGAACGGAAATAACCGGCCCATCTATTCGTCTGGCTGAAACACTCGCGCAGAATTGGGGGAATTTGCAGTTTGGGATTCGTGAACTGGAACAGCGCAACGGAGAAAGCACAATTGAAGCGTTTGCATGGGATATTGAAACCAACGTCAGGCAGGTGAAAGTCTTCCAGGTTGCCCATAAGCGACACACCAAAAAAGGTTCTTACGATCTCAGCGATCCACGCGATATTTACGAACTGACAGCGAACCAGGGGGCCAGACGGCTACGGGCTTGCATTTTAGGCATTATCCCAGGAGACATTATCGAAATGGCTGTCAAACAGTGTGAGCAAACCCTCAAAGCCAAAGCCGACACATCACCGGAAGCCCTTAAAAAACTGTGTGATGCGTTCTTAGCGTTCGGCGTTACCAAAGATCAGATTGAAAAACGGATACAGAGACGGATTGACACTATCACTCCGGCGCAAATCGTGTCACTTCGGAAGGTCTACAACAGCTTGAAGGATGGCATGTCAACCGCCGCCGATTGGTTTGAACCGGCAACCACTGACGCGCCAAAGGCCGAAACGCTCAAGGATAAAATAAAGGGCAAAAAGTCAGATAAACAGGAAGTCAATGAAGTCCCGGCTGAAGAAAAAACCACACCGGAGCCGTTGAAATCTCCGTTCGTGATGTTCGACGAAATCCAGAAAGCGGACCCGGACGGCGCGGCCCAGGCGTTGAAGGATGCCGGGTTCGTCAATGAGCCGACAGACATCAACTGCATGGCGAAAGTTGTTGAGGCTTATAACTTTGCAAAAAATGGGGGCGCATAATTGAAGAAGAAATTTATGTGATCGTGTGTAAAAACGATCAGCCGTTTCCTGATGGCTCCACCGACCCATCGGGCGAGATTGTGTTTGAAGTCTACACTAAAGACACCAGAACACGCGAAGCGGCTCAAGAGAAATTGGCGCGGTTTTTAAAGTACGGCGAATGCAGAATCGGCAGGGTTGTTTTTGATTAAGCGGCCATGTCCAAGACCGAGATCGAGCGCATGACCGGAAAACCAACGTATATTTGAAGGATGCAGCCATGCCGATATATTGGAAAGAATACCAAGATCGTGATTCCATAAACGGGTGCTTATATGCAGTTCTGACACCCGAAGAAATGCAGCATCAGACGGAGTTATATTTTGATGATCATGATCCAGAAGACAACCCGCCAGTTTTTGAGCCGGTTAAAATGACGGTTGAAGAATTTAACGCATTTCCACATTTCACAGGATTTTAAATAAGGAGAAAAGCATGGAAACAACAGTACCATTATCATTGTCAACAGTGTGCGGCGGATGCGCCGAAGAACGGTTCAACTTCGAGCTTCAAAAGATCCTTGAAAACATCCTGGACCCAAACACCGACGCGACGGCAGAGCGCAGCGTCACCTTGACCGTCAAAATCAAACCCGATGAAGACCGGAACATGATGCGGAATACCCTGACGGTATCCTGCAAACCGGCCCCGCTGTCGCCTCAGTCGTCTGTTTCGCTGATAGGTAAGGATATCCGCGGGAAAGCTGAGGCCCATGAAGTCAAACCGTTCGTTCAATCTGAATTTCAGTTCCCGGAAAAAGTAACCCAACTCAAAAAGGAAGGTAAATAATGATCACAAAAGCCCTTGAATTTTTAAAGCAGAATTTTAAAGACAGTACGTTTGTGGAAATGAACGGGCGAACCTTCACGCTCGACAAATGGAATCTGGTTCCCAAAACATTTAACGAACCAACGCCGGATATCCTGACCGTCAACACCCTGACCGGCCTTGTCGATTACATCAAATCCGGCATGGACAAAACGGAAGGCGCGGTTATCCACATCGAAAGCCCCGGACTGGTCAAGCTCATTTCCCCTCTTTTTGGCGATAACCTTCAGCGCAAATTCTGGATTCAGGCCACCACTGAAAAGACGCTTAATAATGGGTTTGGCTTTGGCCGGTTCATGCCGATCCCGGATTTTATCATCCAGATCCAGGCGTATTTTTCCGAAACTGAAGACGTTAAAAAGCTCCTTGCGCTGGTCAGCAACATCAAAGCCGAACAGGGCCAGGAATATTCCGACAATGGCGTATCACAGTCAGTTGTTGCCAAGCGGTCCACCGGGTCAAGCATGGTTGCTACGGTGGCAGTACCGAATCCGGTTTCTCTCCGGCCGTACCGGACGTTTCTTGAAGTCGAACAGCCGGAATCATCCTTTGTTTTCCGTTTATCATCAGGCGGCGAAGGCAACCCGCCCCAATGCGGATTGTGGGAAGCAAGCGGCGGGGCTTGGAAACTTGACGCAATCCAGCGAATCAAAGCATGGCTGAAAAATCAAAATTTGAATCATGAAATAATCGCATAGGCCCGAACCTCCAGGGGGCGCGCTCCCCGCCCTGGCCGACCAAACCCCATCAATCGGGCTAACATGCGTTGGAAATGGGGGAAGGCTGGAAAATTTTTAAAGGATGATCATGAGTAAACCAATCCCACAAGAACAAATAAAGGTCGAACCCAGCGAATATGCCATGACGTTAGAGGATGTTGGGGTTGCTCTTGGCGGTATTAGCCGGGAACGGATACGACAAATTGAAAACCGAGCGATGGGGAAGATTAAAAAGATGTTTCCGGGATTAGAGGAGTTGTTATGATTAACGGCAAAAATATGCTTTGTCAGAAACGTGACTGGGAATTGGAGGTTTTGAAATGACATTTGATGAAATGGTAAAAATTGAACCAAAATTAGGCGATCTGTTAAAGGAAGCGCAAGAACAGCATAATAATAAAAAATTCATATGCGCCAATGCTGTTTGGTACGGTTATGATGGATTTCCTGGAATTAGGAACAGGCTGATTGATATCGTTGGTTATTTTGCTGAGAAACCTGACCTTAAATATGGATATGATTTGGCATATGAAACCATTTACAACGCTTTACCTAACTGCAAGCGTAAGAAATGCGGTTCATTGATGTGCGGTTGTGGATGACGACCTATGCCCATGCTGTCAAAAGCGGCACCATCCGGGTATGTTCAGCGTTACTGGATTTATTGGGAGATATTATGTTCTAAATACTGAAAAAATCAACCTGACGAACCGGGAACGGCTAAGCGAACTAGAGGCAACTAAACCGGTTTGCCGTTGCGATGAACCAAGCAGACCTAACAATGTTAAGAATCGGGAGCTTCAGGTATGAAAATTGAAAATTATAAAACAATAGAGCTTTTAATGAATAAAAGGAGTTCAATTCTCGAAACGCTTTCTTATGCAAAAGGGGGTTTTTATCTCTCAATTTACATGGCCAAGCCGAATACAGGTAAACGAGAGGTTTTTTTGCCATCCGAATTTACGGAAGTAACAAAGCGTGTAATCGTATCGCATTACGAAAAACAATTAAAAGAAATAGAAAAACAATTACTTGAGCTGTGATTGGCATAGGAGCAAATAAAATGTCGACAATTACAATATCGGTGAACCGAGAAAAATTACCTCCTCATTCTGACTATGATTTTGAGGAGTGGGTGCGGTTTAACGTAAGGGATCAGTTCCAAATAAGCCTATCAAACCCTCTTGAACCGATAGAGCTTGAATCAACAGTTGTATCAATTAAGGATTGAGCAACGACAACAAGCCGTCTGAGGAATACATTTGCGGGACTCGTGCCGTACACGGATGTCCCGATAAATACTGTTAAATTTTTGCGCCGGAACGAGAAAGACGCCTGACCAGCGACCCCACCTGACAGGGGATAACACGGCCTTGAGCATCAATATTGGTACGGGATTGCTTCGAGGTGGCAAATCTGCGGATAGTGCCTTAAAATCACGTCATGCGGCCATACAATTTTTAAAATGCTGAATCAATGGCTTAATAATTAAGTAACGCCCCCAGGGTGTGGCAATATTCAGAGCCGTGGGGCGTGTTGTTTTTATTTACAAGCCACCGGGCATCCGTTAGCGTCAACCCCACATCCACCAGGAGGCGCGCCAACATCTTTGCAAAGGTCTTTGTAATCCGGTACGCCGTCGGTGTCGGTGTCTTTCTTTAGCTGTTCTTCCTGATACATGGCATAAGCCACCTGTATAGCGGTATCAATCATCCACTGCGCGACCCCTGGAACTTCAGCCTTGAGCAGTTCCCCGGCCTTCTTAAACTTGTCCTGGTTGGATAATGGCATTGCCGCTACCTGCATGACAATCGTGAGCGCCATAGGCCCGTATTCTTTGATGAACTTTGCCCCTGTTGACTGTGTGAACCGGAATAGAAAGTCTCCCAGGTCCGCCAACCAAATCTTGATTTTATCCCACATTTTTCAATCTCCTTTTAAGTTTTTTAAACCATGCTGTAACTTCATCGGTTGTCCAGGCATACCCGATAAAGAACCCTTTCTTTTTCTTTCTGGCTTTTTCGGACTCGATTAAGTCCTTGAAACTATTCATTTTCTTTAACTTTTTTCAGCGCATCTTTTGCATTCTGCCGCTTCTGCTCCCTGATCAGCGCAAGGAACAGCCGTTCGTCTGCTGTGAGCGGTTCTTTCTTTACCACATCAATTGGTTTTGATGTGAACCAGCCTGTGATTGTTGAAAAAATGCTCATGCTGCCGCCTTTCCGATTGCCATTCCGAGCAACCCGCTGATAATTGAATTTATGATGTTCACATTGCCCTCCGGCACTGGCATAAAGATCATGCAAACAGATATTATCAGAAGGCCAAGGATTACAAAGTTTTTATCGTCAATGGTTCTCATGTTGCCGCCGCCAAATATTTAATTTCATGCGGACAAAAGATAGTCCGATTTTTCGGGAGTATTCGGCCACGATCCCGCCATTCTCCGGCGTCCATAAACATCTTGATGTCATTTTTTTTAATCGTGGCTTTCTTCCAGGTGTCTTTGAATTTCTTTTTATTGGTTGAGATCACGATATAAACTCCCGTATGGCCTTCTCAATTTTACTCTGCGGCACGTACCAGGGTTTTTTATCAATATAAACCCGGATAACTTTAGTCGCATGAATCCATCTCCCCTCAACGCCATTTCCAGAAAATCGGCGGTTAATGAGATCGAACCCTGAGTTTTTCTTTTCTACAAAAAAGTTTTTAATCTTGTTTACCGCTGCGTCCTGTTGCTCTGGAGGCAATGGGATATCAAAAAAATTGTCTGCCATAACTCACTCCTTCCCAATTATCCATTGAAAACCAGATATGAACAACCCTGCCACGACTGCCAAGCCAACCCCTGCAACTATCACAATTAACCTGATTGTTTCTTTGATGCCGGATTGTGGCTTATCATAAATGTGTATTTTCATCAATTACCTCGTCCACCAGTTCAATTAATCGTATCCCACGCCGCCCAATTTGGTTATACCATTTACTATCCATCATCTCTTTTCGCATTCCAGCCCAGTCATATCGCCGCACGGCATCTAACATCTTTCTGAACCCACGGATACCGACAGGCCCAAGGTTATACCGCATATCCAAAAGTACCAATTTTATTTTTTCCGGTATCCTGCCCCATTGACTGCAAAACAGAACGGTTTCGAGATCCTCAAAACAATTTTCAATATCGTTCTCAAGGAGCATGTTGGCCTCGGTTTGAGATATGCCATTACTATCCAGATTTCTACCATACCCGATGGATGTCGCGCCGGATGTGCATTTGTAGGGCTTCAGCTTCAGCCCTTCATAAAGGATTATATGCTTATGTATATCACTCAAAAGTTTCATAACTGCTTGAGCCCCCATGCTAAAATCATTGCCACAATAGCACCTACTCCACCCCAAATACTGCTTTTCACGTTCAGGATTGCGATTTCAACCAGTATTTTCGTGAGCTTCTCATCGTTAGCTTTCTGGCAGCCATTCAATCTCTCAAGCTCCTGAAGCACCAACCGACTATAACTATTCCAATTAGAATCACTTGCATCATGTTGCTGGTTCATCTTCTGTGCGCTCACTAAAACGCCCTCCTCCCGGGAATCCATATGCTGCGGGTAATGTGATTGCGATACATCGAGAATTTACTGGATAACACGCTTTATGATTTATTCCAGGTGGAATGACTAAAACATCCCCTGCGTTTATTCGGATTGTTTCATTATTGTCAAATTCGATATCCTGGGATCCTTCAAACTGGACTATAATTTCTTTTTCCATATGGGAATGGATATCAAAAACAGTGCCTTCTTTAGACTCACATAATGCAACTGCTATCGTCGGTTCTTTATGTAGCCCCTTTGCAATCGAGGTTCCATTAGCGGTGTCGATTTCCACTATCCTATCCCCATTTCCGGCCCACCGCTGCTCCCATGATGGCAGTGATTCAACAATTTGGCGGAGTTCATCCAGGTTGCTGTCGTGATTGCTACATACTGGGGGCTGTCCTGCTATTTTATTTATGAGTTGTTTCAGCATTTCGCCCTCTTATTTTTTGTATGGAATTTCTTGCGGCCATAAACCACGTTCAACACAAAGCGTATAAAGCAATTCGTCCTTCTCATTAGTTGATAATGCCTTAAACTCATCTTTGTTTTTGTGCTTTTCTTTCATTGCTTTTTTATCTGTAAGTGCCGAAAATGCTGGGTCAAGATGATGGGCCATGCTGTCCTCCTATGGAGCCACGTATGCTGGGAAACCCCAGATAACGGCCTTAAGATCGTTCATGTTGATCGCTGCAACATACAGATCTTCGCAGCGGTTGCTTTCCGTGATCATTGATGTGATCCATGATGTATATCCGAGATCGGGTATAATCCCCATGGCCACGTCAAGCTGATGATACACACTGATTACGGATTCAATTCTTGCCCGGCATTCCGCCCTGACAGCAGCTAAACGTTCCGCCCTGACCTCCTCTATTGGCCTATCCGTGATGGAGTAGTCTCTGATTATTGTATCGCTACCATCATCATAATACCACGCACCAACGGCTGATTGCTCGTAAATCGGATCATACGGTAATGGCGCATCAACGGCTTCCCGCCACCCCGCCACATACATTTCCGGCCATGTCCAATTCCTGAAACAACTTTCAGATATGCCGGTTGCTGGATCTCTCCATGTTTCCGGCGCCGGGCCGGGCTGGGTAGTGAGTAACCCTGTGACTATATCTACGTGTGCAATCATATTTTTACCCTCTTTAATATCTGATATGTGGCCTCATCCCGCATCCCCGTTGCGACACCCATTGCCCAATCTCCCGGCTCCCACTGAGTGACATGCTGAGGCATGATTGCCTTGAGCATTACATTATGCAGCTCATGACATGGCCCGAGGTTATTTAACTCGAATGAGGCGTATAACTCTAACGGAACGATTTTAATCTTCTTTTGTGCTTCACGGCTCGAATGATGCATCACGGTTAAAGCATTTTCATATGATAATTTTTGAAGCCGTTTATCGTTCAGCAGGTTTTCAAAAAATGCGAGTGACCACTCACAGTTCCTTATCTGCACTCACTCCGCCGTTATGTTAAGATATGGGTGATCAGTTTTAACCAGCTCAACATCGCCACTGGCATTAAATATCCAATGCCTATTATAATATGATGGATTCTGCGCCCAGCCTTGCAAAATCATTGCGTGATCTTCACCCATGAAGCAGTTTACTTTGTCCTCAATTCTCACCTCAAAATTGGTAACAAGATTCCTTTGGCCGGTGTTTACGATGATGTCGCAATCCCTGAAAGCCGGATTTTTCAGCGCATCCAGAATGATTTTAGCATGCCGCCAAGTTTTATGCTCATACGGAACCGGATCGACTGTCCAATATGATTTCCATTGTGGATTCCTTGCGATATAATCCTTCCGATTTTTAATAATCAGATCGTTTAACGGCTTATATCCTTCAGCGTCAAAAGCTGATGTTACAAGGATTTTCATACTTTGTTCTCCATGGCTCTTAGGAAAATCGTGTTCCCGATCTCATAAATTTTGTAATTTTCCATGCCCCATAACACATCAAAACGCGGTTCAAGAATCTTAACAGCTACACCCGTGCAGTATTGTTCAGGCGGGTAAACGATTTGTTGCATCATGAAAAAGCAAAACGGTTTTGCAAAGAATGCCGGGATAGCCCCTGTTCTTGCCGATTCTTCTTCTTGCTCTTTTTTCCAGAGATCGTCTGGTGTGTGTTTGTCAAATGCGTACACCATATCAATCCCTGATACCGAACAATCACCGATATTAGAATAGCAGGGTAGAGTAAACCGCCCTACGCAAGAATCACAGAGGGCCGGTGCTTCTGGATTATCCCATCTGCGGAAGCGATAACTCCGGTCAACCTCTTTTAAGTTCTGGTCAAAGTTGAAATCGTAGAAACTGGCGGTATCAAAACCAATATCTGCTAATGTGGAAATCATCCGGTTTGAATCGGCTGGACTCTTACATCCCTTGATCCTGCATGCCTCTATATATTCGTCAATCGCGATTCTTCCAGCTATAAGCTTATCTATATCATTAGACATGCTGCGCCTCCTGGTGTGGATGGTGTATAAGTCACAACAGCGTATAATTGGGTGCACTGTGTTCCGCTTTTACTTGTGTCTCCCTGCAACCGAAACCCTATTTCCATCCCGTTGATATCAGATACCGTCCACGCCGCGCTTGTTGCTGGGTTTACTGCCCATTCATAGGATTTTAGCTCCCATGTATCAATGGCCATTGTAAATGCTGTTGAATAATAATTGGTTGATGATATACGGATAAGAACTTCTCCGGTAACGCTTGTTGCTATATTCCGAAAAAAAACAGCGTATATGGTGACTGATGAGATTATCCCGCTGATAGAAATATCAGCAAAAGTAAACGTATTAGTTTTAGTCGGCCCCGGAGAATATATCCTCGTAATCGCGCTATCATGGCTACCAACAGGATCATCAATATTGCTGTATGCGTTCGTTGTTGATGGTTCCGTCGTCCCTTCCTCAAGCGCTCCATCACCAGTTGGGATAATGTTAAGGGTAGCCATCGTTAATCCGCCTTTACATCAATACCGTTGGTAAATACCATAACTGTTGTTCCGCCATCACGTGTAAGCAGTGTAAAAGAATCAACTCCGCTTGCGGTAAGTGTTGGGATTGTTGAGCCGACAAAATGAAACTTCGCTGCCCATCCCCAGGAGTTAGCTCCTCCGTTTGTGATAACCAGCTCGGCCACATAGACCTTGTTATTTGTATAACTCCCGGTAAGGTCGACCGTAATGTTCCCGCCGGATGTGATCTTGATACAACCATAAGCCGTGAGATCAAACGTCTGCGCCCCGGATACGCTGCCCTTTGCCTCAACCGGCTTTAAAACTTTGGCAGATAATTTCGGAGTGGCGTCTGCGTAGGTAAAGACAATGTGCCCCGTTGACGCGTCCGTATCCAGCATCGCGTTAACCGCATCCTGCGCCATCTCGTCAGTGTATGCGGTCGATCCGTCAGCCACATTTAATAGCGTTCTGACGGTTGACGCTGACAGATCATCAATTGCCCCGCCTGTTATCCTGCCGACAAGGGTCTGCTCTGCCACGGTTAAAGCAATCGGTGTATCGTCTGTTGTGGCTATCAGAATGGAGTTTGCATCGAATAGGGTGGTCGCTACCTTTTCGCTATCAAGTTCCTCAATTGCGGCCTGAACATTAGACGCCGCGATATTACCGGATGGCGTAAATGTAACGCCTGATGCTGATGGGGTTGCCGCTGTTGAAGCTCCAGCAACAGTGGCATCAAACCTCTTGTCCAGTGCCGTAACGTAGCTGATCGCTCCGTTCCCCTGGGAAAAAACAACAAGATATAAAAGCTTGAGTTCGGCTGTAATTGTGCCGGGAATAGTTGGAGGGGTTGCCGCCTGTGCTGCGGCTGATGTAGCGTACTGCGCTTGACCCATAATCGAATAAATCGGCGTATTGGCCCCGGTGGAAACTGCTTTTGCATTAGACGCATAGAGCCAATAAACATAATATTTAGCAGATGGCCCGACATGCGCCGTTATCGTTCCTGCAAGATCATAATAAATTTTCGGGGTTGCATCACCATTTTGTTTATGGATGATGCTCGCCGGGGCATCAAAAATCATCCCGGTTGCTGTAGGGTTGCGATACCAAGGCCGAATGTTCGTAAATGGCCCTGTATGGATAATTTCTACGTCCTCATCATAAAAAATGCCGGATGCAATGCTGAATGACGCCGGGAGGCTGGTTGTTGTAAGTGTAAACGAGGTTGATCCTTCGAGCCTGGCCCCGATGGTGTCGTGTGCCCAGTTATGCCACTCCAAATTTCTACCACATCCATGACGCTCATCAAAACAAATGGCTGATGCTGTGGAATGCTGATAAAATATAATGGCTATAGGGGATAATCCTCCAAGGATATTCCATGATGAAGCCGCATAAGCAATCGCCCCGGTTGCATCATAATATACCCAATATGTTCCAGATGCAGACAGGCCGCTGACTGTTATTGAATCATTTCCAGCTTTTGAAAACTTTTGACCATTGCAATAAAAAGCGATTGGATATGAAACATGTTTGGTAATCGTAAGCGTAAATTCGCCACTGGATGCGGTGATTGAAAGAACCGAATTGCGATCCACAAAACCAGCCAGCATCTTGGTATCGGTTGCTTGCGTGTCGGGGTCAACTGTGGCTATTGCCGCCGTTCCTGAACCTGTCCGTTTAATAAATCCGGTTGTTGATAGCCCCGCCAATGCGGTAAGATCAGAATCCGCCGCTTGAAACTCACTCGCGTCATGCGTAACAATATCACCGTAGCCAGATACATCAGGAACCCCCGTTAATCCAGTATGATCAAGTAGATCATGTGCAGTCTCATCAAGTAACCCGGATAAGTCTTGATCATCACTCCCAGGCGCGTGAATATCAGAATGGTCATAAGACAACTCATGTGCTCCGACTGCGCCGAATGATTCATAAAGCAGATCAGACGCCAGCTTGAGGTAGGCTTTAACATCACCCCATGTGGTTCGGATTAAAGAATATGTATTTTCTGAATCCTGGCCCGATACCTCATCATCATCAATGATTGTTGTTTTTTCTGCCGTTCCGTGATTGATTGCGGCTATTGTTGATGCTGTTTCAGCATCGCTGCCGGATGCGTGAATATCAGTGTGATCATAAGATAACTCATGCCCTGCTACCGCGCCAGTTGCTTCGTAAAGCCCGGCATGATCGCCCCACCCATAAGCCGCGTCCCAATTCGATGAATTATCCGTGAATCCATAATCATTAAACAGCGTGTCAAAGCCGGGGAAAGAAACAAGTGCGTTCCAAGCAATAATATTGTCCGCTGTTATGCCGTAAGCTGGGGAGCTGGTAAAAACGGGGTCGGATTCGGCAACGGTCGTGATATAATACATATAACTGTTGGCAGTTTCTTTGCCCGTGAGATTATATGAGGCGTCTGACGTGAAGCCGGTATGGACGATGTTGTATGAGGTTACCCCGCCTTCTTCTGTGGCAGAAAACATATTGCCAACCGAATACCCGTGAAGCGGTTGCCATGCGCTGGCCTGATGTATCCCGAACGGAAGCATATAATCAGACATCGCGCCCGCTGCGGATATGACCCCGGCGCCATTGGCTTTTACGATTCCGTTAACAGCACCGACCACCGGGTCAGTCTCAGCGGCGATATACCCAGCTAAACTATGATCCCCCCACGAAAAAGCGGAGTTCCAGTTCGCAATATAAAGCGCAGTAATACCATAGGCGGGGGACGCGGTAAAGACAGGGTCAGTTTCAGCCGTAGCATTCTGCGACGAGAAATAACCGGCAACAGTCTCGATAATATAGATCGTCCCGGTAATGGTTGAAACCGTTCTGTCCGGTAACTTTGACGCCCATCCGGAATTGGTTAGAACAAAGGCACTGTCCGTATCGCTGTTTATCCATATATAAGGGACAGGGAACCCGCTCGTAGAAGATGGGTCCTCCCTCCGGATCACGTACCCATAATTTTTTACAAGCCATGTGTTACGCATATTGACCTACTGAAAATAAAGGATGCAGGAACCAAGAGCTGATGGAACGCTGTTCCCGGATAGATTAAATGCCCATGGGCCGGCGCATAACCTTGACGTTTTATATGTCCCAAAAATAGGGATGGCCTGTTCTGTCACGGTCGCTGACCGGTTCAGAAGTTCGCCTCCAAAAACATCGGTGCCATATGCATCGGTGATCGTGATGTCATACGCCGCAGTCGGAGCAGTGCCCCCAGGGTCCGTAACGGCCATGATACATTCTCGCCCCGCCAGATATGAATTGTATTCGCCGGTAGTGCAAATAGCGGCAGGAGTAAGCGTCCCCTCCCCAGCTCCAGCGGCTTGTGTCACCCAATCAATTTTTACCTCAATAAAGCCCCTGAAACTATCCACAATTGATTGTTTTTTCGTGATGGTTACAGTGATGCTTCCAGCCATGATGTTTTCTCCTTAAAGTAAAAAAGCCCGAACCAAGACGTTTATCGTCTCAATCCGGGCCATGGTTATTGTCCGGGATTACCGGGATTCCAGGTATCCGATTACAAATTAATTTTTAAAATCTCTATACCAATCTTTGGGCGGTATATTTTTCTTCCTAAGCTCTTCGATAAACTTAGCTTTAATAATGTCAATTTATTCCAGTGTAAAGCTACCGTCCAACGTCACAGTCAAAACCTCAACTTCACCAGCATAATCATCCGCATCCGGGGTTGTGTCGTATGTGTTCGAAGAAAAACAGACGTATGAGTTAAATAGTGTTTTAATTTGCATAATTTATTTATATTTGTTAATTATTTCTTGTTCCCCAATAACCATTTTTATGAAATTAGGCCATTCGCCATGGCAAAGAACTTTTAACCCAAGCTCGTCCGCAAGGGCGTTTATTTCTTCAAACAACCACTCGCTTTGAGCTTCGCTTATTGGCTCGTTTGTCTTTGATGTTAATCTAATTCCTATGTCTTCCATAATGCCTCCAAAATGAAACCTATTGCATTAACAAACTGAATACCCCATACTATAAAGTTTTGCTTATTGCAAGCTATAATCCGCCATATGCTTTAATAAATTTCTTTTGAGACATTGCGATCTTATCATCTATCCCGCTTACGCTCTCCCCGGATTCTTCGGCCCTCTTTTTAGCTTTTCTGAGTCGCCTGAGTTTTTTCTCTGTCATATCCGCCAATGGAATCAATCTACGTTTCTTGTCCTTAACGGGTATGCCTTCCTTGATCTTTTCTTTAATGGTGAGGATGTCCGTCAATTTCTCATTATAAATTTCACTGTCGATATAATCCGATTTCCCACCCACAAAGCGCCTGACAAACGGAACTTTTTTAATATCGTCCGCCATGGGCAGGGCCAGGGTGTCAGCCACAAATCGACCGGCTGAACCAGTAACGGTATCGTACCACATATCCAGCGTTTCAGGCGACACATCAATTAAGCCCGATTCAACATTATCCCCGCCAGTAATGGTATTTAATATACTGGCAATGTACTTTGACGGAGCAGACACCGACTTAAAATACCGCTCGGAGTCAGGCTTAGTCGGCTTGTCGAACGTATTTTTCTCCGGCATCATCGGGCCGCCATGCCACATCTTATTTTCACCGATATAAGCCAGTGGATCAGCAACCGTGGGCGCGATCATCTGCAACAGGGTTGCACTTGACAGCGGATTAAAAGAATTGGCGAACCCGGAAAGCACCCGGGCCGCTCCGTCCGTGGCGTCGTATTCGTCGCTGGTCATGAGTTTATAGGCCGCATTACCGATCTCATGGCCCAGGTTGTAAAAAGCATTATAGCCCCATGGCATCGGTATCTTGATATGACTGTTCTTGCCAGTCATGATGATAATGTTTCTTTCAAATACACCAGGATCAGCCATTCGCAATTTATCATAATTGCTCATGCCGTCATCATCATCATCCCCGCCCATCATCATTCCGAGCATATTCATCGCAAACCCACCCGCGATAATGCCGCCCACAATCTTCTGGACCCGTTTTGAATGAGCCATAGCGTTAATCATCCGGACGTTGCCCTGTATCCCGGCATTGGCGAACAGATATAAGGCGTTCAACGTTCCGCCCTGCTTGCCCTTTCTGGTGAAGTCAACCGTCAGCCCGGACGCTACCGTAGCGGACTTCTGTTTGCTATATCCCATCTCCACCATGGCCTTATAGACGGAGAGCCGGACACCATTTTCAATGGCGGTGTTGGCGCTCTCGATGGCGCTGAAAGCGGCCTTGGCATACGCCTTTGACTTTCTTCCCCCTTTTGCCGTTGCCAGTTCGGATTTCAACCGTTTGCTGATATCCTTGATTTCCTCATACCCTCCGGACCATCCAACTTTGCCGCCGTTCTGTTCAAAATCCCGATACCATTTAGACATACCTTCAGTGCTATTTTTATGCTCTGCGTTCCAGATGCCTTTAATGGCTGACGGCACCTGTTTTAACACCTTCTTTTGTAGACCCTTAAGTTCCGTGTCTTCAAGATGAATGGATGCGGTTTGTAAATCCTTCACCATGTTGGTGAACATAAATTCCGGTGACAGGCTGGTATTGACTGCGGCCAGAACCCGGTTGATAGCGGACAGGCCGCGAATTAGGCTGTTTTGTTCCGGGGCGGATTCCAGCGAATCAAGAAGCCTTTTCATTGTTGGGTTTTCGATGTTCACTTTAATCAAATGGCGTTTCCCGTCCACCTTCACAAAAAATCCGTCAGAAGGTGGAGCCATATCAGGATATTCAACAATGTTGCCTTCCTTGTCATAGGCCGGTTTCTTGGGTGCTTCTTCAACCCACCAGACGGACTTGTCAGGCGTCGCGGTTTTCTTCACCAGATTATAAATGGCGCGGCCTGTGTCGGCTTTCAGACTTCGGCTGATGGCGTTTTCAAAATTGGCGATGGTATGCGCTGATATATCTGCAACCTTCCGGGTTGACCCGGCCCGGACCTTGACCGGCGTTCCCAGCGGCCCCAATTTGCGCCCTGTTGACAGCTTGCCGTCTTTGCCTTCCCGGTATAAGGGGGCATAAAATTCATAGGCTCCGCGCATCGCTTCCGTGCTGTCCGCCGATAACTCCCCGGACTGCTCAAGGATGGTCAGTCGGTTGTCGTCAATCTGGGCAAAGGCCTTCCGGATGGATTCTATTTCGGCGTTACCCTTGTATTTTTTAAGAATGGCCTCGGCGGATACTTCATCGGGATTTTTAACCAGATCAACGTCTTTTTCAAATGTGGGGATACCCGCCAGCCGCTTTTTCCGATAATCCCAATCGTCAAGATATTCCTGTTCCGCTTCGCTCCCGGCCACTTGCCGGTTCAATAAATCAAGATATTCCTGCTGGACCTCCGCCGTGTCGAAATCGTCAATGTCCGGGTTAAGAATGTCCTGATATTTTTTGGTCAGCTTCTTGGCTGCCGTGGCTGCCTCTGCGATTGCCCGAATCTCGGCCTTCAGCTTGTTGGCCGTCTTATCCCCGTCAGGCTTGAGGTTAATCAATCCCTCAAGGGTTCGCTTGGCATTGATCAATTCAAGCCGCTCATTGGCCTCTGGCGCGTGTTTGGCGTGTCGGTATTCGTCCAACTGGTCAAAACTGATATCCGCCTTTGCCATGCGATCAACAAGTGGCTGGATGACTTCGCGCCGGAACTCTTTAATCCGTCCGGATTCTTTCTTGCCCCTCAGACTTTCGATTGCATGGGCGTCAAGGTTCTCGTCGTTGATATTGAAATAGCCCTGGATGACTTTTAACGGATCATTGCTGTTGATGAAATTATAGGTCAACCGTTCTTTCAGGTCTTGGTTAATCCCGATGCTTTCGGCAACCTTTAAAATCTGTTCCTTAGCCTTGTCGAAGATTGAGCCGGAGCTTTCGGGGTCTGATTTTACCGTGTCAAGCTTCTTGGTCTGGTAGAGTGGTTTCTCTTCCTGCCTCCTGATCATGTTCTCATTAATGCGATAATCCTTGTTCCTGCCCTTATTCGGAACAAAGCCGTGCCGCCTGTAAAATCTTTGCTGTCCTGTCTTGCTCCCGCCGTAATCGCCAGCGGCTTGCAAAGATATCGTTTTCCCTGCGGAATCAGCATATCCGGTCAGGATTTCCATAAACTCTGTACCGAGTCCGTTCTTCCTGATATCTTTTGGCATCTGCAACTCATGAAGAATAATATGGTCATTCTTCATACTGACGTATCCTTCAACATTGGGATGAATGGCGTTTAGCTTATCGATGATATCCTGCGGCATGTTATAGCCGGTTGTCTGATACAACGGAAAGCCTTCCCGGAGCGCCTTGGCCCGCATTTCGGGGGTTATGGGGAATGCCCAGGCTGGAATGCTATTGTTTTGTATCTCTCTTACGACCCAATTGTCATCACTTAAAGAATGAGCAAACTTAATCGCATCTTGTTTGTTATTAAAGCCGTCAGATAATCTTTTGCCTTGCGCTGTAACCACTTCAAATTTTCCAGTTCCTTCTTTCCCAACCTGGAAACCAATATCAACGCCGATCTCCCCAACCTTCGCCCCGCCCCAAGCCGCCTTGTTGAACAGCCCGTTGGCGATTGCCGGAAGGGTCCGGTCGTAGAGGTTCTTTAAGCCTTCACCGCCTACCTTGAGATCGAGGCCGGAAAGTTCCCTTACAGCGTGACCATTTTTTGTTTTGCGATTAACATCAGAATTAACCAATTTTTCAGCGACTTCTTTCCCTATGATATCTGGCAATTCATCTTCTTTTGCCTGTCTATCAATAACAGCGTTTCCCTTTAAATCCAGGGCCTTTAAAGACCCATAATCATAACTGTCGCTTGTTATCCATTCAACCTTACTTATCTGTTTACTCAAATCATACCGATCAGCCTGCACATGCCCCGGTGTCCACAAAATCCCATCAAAACCGTTTTCTGCCGCATGACGCGCCAGCCACCTGAAAGCCAGCTTGCCCCAATAATCCGGCTTACGCATAAACTCCGGCTGTTTCTCCTGCTCACCCTTCTGCGGGGGCTGGATTTCCTCAACTGCCAGATACCGCTTGCCGTCGATTTCTTTTTCCGACATGCGGATACGGACCGCTGGGTTTTGGATGTCGGAGTATTGGGCGTGGCCATCTTGCCAAGTAATTGAATCGAAAACCGCTTCTTCGCCTTTTTTGGTCATACTTTCTTCCGCGTCAACGGCCTTTCTATTTGGGTGAGAGCTATCCCAATTAGCAATAGCTTCTTCTTTTGTCACCCCGTCAGCGTATCCCAACCATCCACTATCAATTTTTATCATCCATTTTTGAGATTTTACGATGCCCTTTACTTGTTTTGTTGGCACAGTCAAAAACACTTCCCGGTAATTCTCTCCGTTGAAGGTGTTCAGATTGGGTTGTTGGTCGGGGCCGAACTTGGTTTGACTGTCCCTTCCTATAAAAGTAGGGTCATCTGGGATTCCGTTATTATCAGCAAAATTTTCAGCTTCTTCTCTTGTCCTAAAAAAATTGTCGGTTCCTTCCTCGTCATATACAATCCATCCATCTTTTTTATCGTTTTTGAGTATAACTTCATCAATCTCTATATTATTGGCCCATAGCCATTCCAGCACTTCAGCCTTCGTGACATTCCCTTCTTTGGATTTCAACCAGTCTTTAATCCCCGACCATTCCAATTCATCAGCCTTATATTCACCCTTCTTGGCCCATGCGTCCAACTGAGCTATCAGCATACCGGCATTGATCTTGCCGGGTAGCTTGGCCTCAAGGGTATTCTCCATCTGGCTGAACCACCGGGCGGCTGATTCCTGATGCAATATATTCGGGTCCGTCTGGCTGAACTCGCCGTTGTTGAAGATGGATTTTATTTGAAGCGGGTCGATGACTGCTATTTCATTAATCTTATCCCCGTCCATCATGAAAAGCGCATCGGCAGTCCTGCTATCATTCTCTATCGTCACCTTACGGGTTTTTGAATCAAAATAAATAGGGTTTTCGGCTTTAATGTAGACAGGGTATATATTCCCTTTATTCTCAGCGGTATAATTCCCTGCGTATTCAGGAATAGGACTAAAAAAAGTTCCGGACCTGAAATTCATATACCCAAACGGACGATTTTCTTTTACCTTATCCCTAAAGAATTTTAAAACCCTGCCGTCTACATCCTTCCCGCCTTCTGGCATGAATGATTCAATATTCCCGTAAGTAGTCCCATGGTAAACCACCAGCGGTTTCCCATCGGCATCAGTAACAACCGATTTACCAAACCACCGCCGAAACTTCGGGTTCTCCATCACGTTCTTGGCCGCTTCCCTGAGCGACATCATGGGGCTTTGGGCGAACTCAAACACCGGGCCTTTGCCTTGCCCCCGGTCAAAGACTTTACCGCTCTCTACCGCCCTCATAGCGCCCTTTCCGGTCATAACAAACAGCCCATGAATCCCATCCACAAGGTCAGCCAGCTTTTGCAGAATCCGCCCGATGAACGTATCCCGGTACTTAGCCCGGTCGGTCATGTTCTTTTCCATCCAAGCGGCCCTGGCTTCCTTGCCGGGTACGCCACCCGGAACCGCCTTGCCGGTCTCGCGCCGGATCGCCCGGTTGATGGCACGGATCTCGCCGTCATTCAGGAACCCCATTTCTTCTGCGGCATGTACGATCTCATGGCGCAGCGTCCCCAGGTCGGCAATCTGCGACAGGGTGATGGTGTTACCCAGGAACATCCCCGCCCCTGCTTCGCCCCGGCTGTTGATCCCAAGATGGACTTGAACCTTGCCGCCTGCGCCCACGACACCCTCAATCTTCAACCGTCTGCCTGCGCCCAGGTGAACGGTCACAATGCCGTCCTTGATGGTGATGGTCTTGCCTTTAAAGAACGGAAGCGACCGAAGTTCCTTGACCGTGACTCCGGATAACGGGGCGAGGTCTTGGCGCCGCTGGTAAAGCTCCACGCCCTTGTCGGTTTCTTTGGTTTTAAGTTCAGCGATTAAATCTTGAAACGCTTTATTTATGGACTTGCGTTCTTCACCAGCCGGGACGGTTTTACCATCTCTTCCGGCATGGGATAAATATGTATTCTTCGTGGCCTTTGCTTCCAAGGCATCGCTGACGAATGCGTCAAAAGCCCGCGCAAACTTTTCAAGATTCGTACTCCAATATGCCTTTCCACCTTTCTCCCTATCAAGCAAAAGCGCATTGCCTGCGTAATCTGTGCCGACCTGTTGGGGGACATGACTTTTGGTTTCGTCCTTGTTGGTGACAGAATACACATAAGCGTCAACGCTATTTTGAAGGCCTTGGGATTCGTCTATATTTAGGATATTACGGCCTATCCGCTTAAACAATTCCCGCAACTCAACCACAGTCGGACTAAACGACCGGCCTCGACCGGCTGACACCCTGCCTTCTCCAAGGTCAAGGTTTTTAATCCGGTCGGCAAGTTTGTCAAAAAGATCTTCTGCCCTAACGTCCTTACCGTTTTCCTGAAGCATGAGATTTGATGAACCGGCCATAAAGCCATTTTTGATTGATGACAACCACTGGTCGAGTCGGTTCTTCGCCCTCTGCTTTATCGTTTCATCGCGTGAAGCTGCTTCCTCTGGTGTCTGGTCCCGTTTGTTCATGCGGTTGACAATTCGATTAAACAGCCCAACGATTTCAGGGCGGATACCGTCACCAAACGCTTTTTCTTTTTTATCAACTTGCTTTGAATACCCTTCAAAGTCAGCAGTGCTTAAATGTTCCGTTAAAAACGGCTCCATGTTCGCCGCAAGACCGGCTTGTACGGCAAAATAATGATCTACGGCATGGCCAAATTCATGCGTCAGACTCCCGGCCCCGGAAGTGCGGGTAAGATTGATTTCGTTAACGCCAGGTACGAAATGCGCCGCCGCTCCGCCGCTGCCCTGTGCGCCAAGAGCTATGCCCAACATACCGTTTAAAGACATAGCCTTTGGTGGGACTCCCAAAATTTCGGCCAAATCCATAAAGGAATCATAGGCATGGTTTAAATGGAGCTGTCGCTCTTTAGTATTGGCGTTGCCCTTCATCCAGTTGCCGAAGTTGACACCCTTAAACCCGAACGTGTCTTTCAACCGCTCGCTGGTGATATCTTCCCCTTCAAGCCTGTGCTGTGTGCCCCCCTCTCTCTTCGCTGCTTCAACGGATATGCCTTTATCGTCAACGGTCTGGCCCTTGCGCCTTTTATTAGCGGCAGTTCTGGCCGATTCAATGGCCTCGTCTTCCGTCTTGAACATGCCTTTAACCCGGTTGTCCTTCGTCAAGATAAACGGTTCGAGTGTTTCCAATGCGGTTTTTGCTTCTTCAATCGTTGCATATCTCCGAATATTGTCAGGCAATCCATATAATTCGATGGTGTATACCTTGCCATCAGAATACCCATGCTTTTCTATCTTGACATCGCCCCGGTTGACGACCTTATAACCCTGTTTCTGCCATGATTCTTGCTTGGAAGGCCACCCATCATCTAACGCCTTACTGGCCCGTAATGCTTCATTATAGCCCGGCTGTAACGCTCTTAAAACCTTATTGGCCCCGGCGATAATCACCTCATCGCGATAGTCTTTCCAGCTGCCTGGATAAACGGTATCCAGCAAGCCCCTCGGCTCAATCATGTCCGTGACGGCAGTTAATTCGCCTTTGTATGCGCCGGTCAATCTCTTTTGAGCTGCCGCCCATGCCCCCACTTCTTTTTTATCTGACGCCCATTTCATCACGCCGTCCATCACACGGTTGACGGCTGTAATGTACCGCTTTAAATCGTCCACTGTGGGAGCGCTGCGGGTAGATGGTTTTGCAGATATGGAATCGTAGACCTGTTTTACCAGATGGGCCGCAAAGGGGTGCATCCCCCCGTCAATCAAGCCCTTATAATCCGGCTTCGGGTAGACGTTCGGCTTTGTGGCTTCCTTCACCTGCAAGGCCGTGTTCTTGTCGGCAATGTCTTCCCATTTGATCCCGGCTTTAACCCGGTTGCGCTTATTGTAGGTGAGTTCCGCCCCGGCATCTTCGGTCTTGGTTTCGGCCTTCGCCTCCCGAACCGCCGCTTCTTTCTGGGCTGCGGGGGGTGTGGGCTTGGCCGTCAGTTCTTCATAAGACTCCCTGACAGCATCAAGCATCCGCTGATTATTTTTGTGGTTCTTGATAATGAACCGGCGCAATTCCTCAATGTTATCCGGGTATGTCGACAAGAGCCGATCAACGTCCATAGGGCGCAAAGATTCTATGTTATCGGCCACCAGCTTAATGGCGTTCTCAGGGTTGAAGTCAACGGACGGCTTTTTGGGCTTGTCGTTTGCTGCTTCGCCCTTCGCCCACGACTCCACCATGTCATACTTTGAAGCCAGCGAACCCGCCGCCCCCACATGATCAAACACCAACTGTTCAAGCCGGGTAATGCCCGTTTCGGATGTCTTGGGCTTGGCCCCTGTGATCAATTCGACCAGACGCGCGCGGGCTGATTTATTCCCCGGCCCTGCCATGTTCCGCAAGCCTGAGTATTTGGATAGGATGGATTTAATTTCTGTGTCGTTGTCGGGCTTTGTGGCTTCGGCGGATAAACCTTTGCTCTTTAAGAAATTGGCGTAATCATAGGCGGTCTTTCCCAACTCGCTATTGTTGACAAGGTAGGTTGTCTTATTCCCGGTCTCCCGCATCCTTTTCTCATGGGCTTCTTGTTCCTGATTATTCGCCTGGTTGTACTGCCTCCGGCTCATTGGTTTGATTTTAGGCTCGCTCAATGTTTTTGTTTCGAGCTTCCCATCGGCATGGAGTTTTTCAACCCTTTCCCTGACGGTCATTATCCCGCCGTCACTGAAATTATATTGCTTGCTCAGTGTCTTTTTATGAAGCGCTTTTTGTCTTGGGTCTGCGTCCTTTAAAAATCCGTTAAGATCGTCCGCATCCTCTTTCTGTTTGGCCTCGGCCTGTTTAGCCTCTACTTCGGCTTCCGCTTTTCGACTGGCCTCAAATTCTTTTTCATGCCTTTGCTGTAATTTGTACTCAGCGATTGCCTCAGCTTCGGTATCAAATAAAGAATCCCCAAATCCGTCTTTTTTTGGATTCAACCGTTCCGGCTGTGGAACTCCGAACATTTCTTTAATCGTGCCGTCTTTTAGCTGAACTTTCCGTTTATATATTCCCCCACCC